CTTGATTGAGCATTGGCATAAGCCTTTACTGAAGAAACTCCAAAAGCAACAATGCCAGTTGCTACCGCAGTAATCCCAACTAATGCAGCGGTTGCCCCAGCTTTAAGAATTTTCATCTCCGTTCCAAAATTCCCCGAGAATTTGCTAACTTCTCCCGATATTCTTGAAAGTTCTTTGGTGGCTTTATCTTGAGCCTCTATGATTAATTGAACTGTTGTTGCTGGCACGATTTTGTTCTTTAATAGTTTCTTGTCTAATTATATCTAGTGTTTCTAAAAAAAATAAAGGCTGGTCATGGTAAGTAGCCCAATCCCAACCCATATCTTTGCAAACCATTGCTACTTTTACCTCGTAATCAACTTTCGTGGGAATCCCTGCAACCACCTCTGCAACCTGTTTTACAATTTTTTTTTATCCGTTTTATCGTTCCGAATCTCATCTAGTTTTTTTAAAAGTTCCTCAAAAACTTCAACTCTTAATTCCTTTGCTATTTCCACCAAGCCCTCCGTCTTGTCCCCAATCCTTACAACCATTTGTTTTATAACTTCGTCTTGCGATTTTCCGATAGTCAAAGCATTAAATTTTGGCTTCATCTCCTCATCAAATTCTACTCCTTCAAGCAAAGAATTTTGAATCTCCCTTGCTTCCCCACCTGTCATGTAGGTTTTTGCTTCAACCTCTGTGCCTTCTTTATCCGATAATTTAAAAACCTTAGTCTCACGCATTAGTAAGAAGTTACATTATTAATTACATAACAATCAGAAATTAATTTAGAAGTGGTAATATTGTATAAAACCCTAAAATTAATCTTTTGAGTAACAATGTCATTGTTGCTAGTCGGTCTTTCCCATTGGGAAAAATCAATTCTAGGGAATTCAAGATACAAAGCAGGGTAAACTCCACCGCCCAAATCATCTCTTGAATCAACAAGCAAAATACTCATAGCCTTATAATTTCCATTAAGCATATAATCCCGCCAAGTGTTATCCTCATAATTCAAGGTAAGCATTCCCTCAATGGTGATCTGCTTGTTGTGAATGTCCTCTGGCTCAAGAGTTCCATTAACAAAATCAAACTCGGTATTTTTATTGATTGTTAAAGAAAGCTCTTTGGTGCTAATCGCAGTCGCAGCAGCCAAATCGGTCGTTGCATCTGCGACTTTTAGAGTTAAATCTCTACCAGTAACTTTGTAATCGGCAACAAAAGCAGGAGTAAAAACATTATCTACTAATTTTCTACCCTTGAATCCCGCATTGAATTTAACAATGTTTTCAGGAGTTACGCTTACCTCTAAAGAATCAACCATTGCCCCTTTTATTAGACGATCTCCATTTGCTTCGTCAATATGGACCGAAAGAGTTTTACTTTGATTCGTGTTATTCAAGACAACTGTGTGCTTGAATCCAGCACCTTGAGCAGCACTTGTTAGAGTCCCGAATGTTGAATAAAGGAATAATGGGAAGCTTCTCAAATTGACTTCTCCGTCAATGCTTCCCTCTGAATGCTGTTGCGTAACGATTGCTTGATTCCCATTACCAGAAATTGAACCAAGCCTTTCCTCACTTACTGCCTTGTTTGTTTTGTCAAAAAAGTCATAGGATTCTACTGGAACTGAATGTGTCGCAGCGACTCCCACGCCTCTTGTTGCTTCAGGAGCAACCCCTATTGATACTAGCCTTCCAATGTATTTACCCATTTTTTTTAATTTAGTTTGCTTATTCTGATACTTAAATTTATTTCTGCTGTAACATATTTGCCGTTGTCTGCCTCATAGATCCTGCTAACAGTTGGTCTTATCCCTAGCATAGTCCTATTTGTTGGCAAAGCAACACCCGAAAGAAACTCGTTGCTGTCAAAGGTATCTCTTATAGTGTCGCATAAACCCTCAACCAATTCTCTAGTCTTGGCAACTCCTTTTACATCTTGCTCAATCGGAGCGAACAAGAAAAGAGTAAAACTATAAAGCTCGTCATTCTCCCTCGTGCTTTCATATTCGCTAGTGTTTCCGTCTGTCCTTACCACTACCGCTGGAAATCCATTGAAATCTTGGGTAGGGTAATCTTCAACTTGTGCAATATCTGTGATTGTTGCAAGCACCGACTTAATTTTTTCTTTCAAAGTTAGAAAACTCATTTTACTGCTTCACTTATTTTTTTATTCATCACATCTTCAATATAGCTTCTTTCCCTATCAGCGGTTATCTCAAAGAATGGTCTAGCCCTCATTTTGGAAGTTCCCTCATGAACATAAACCGCATACGGAGTCCTTGGACTTGTTTCAACTATTGCCCTAAATCCCTCCTCTCTAGCTCCTATATTCTGCCACATAGCCCCTGTGTCAATTGGTCGCTTCCACATTCCAGTTCCCATAGATATATGCTGTATAACCTTTCCTTTAATCGCTACCGACAAATAAGCAAGTCCTTCCTTTATCTTTGTTCCGACCTTTGTTGGGTATAAAGCAAGTTGGCTTTTCAATTCGGCTAGTCCTTTTACGGTTACAGTAATCATAGTTTTGTGCAATAAATGCTCATGTAATCAGCAATTAGTCCGTCATTCCTATCATCTACACCACCCGAAGCAACTTTATAAGTGATTCCATTGTGCATTATTTTATCTCCTTGCTTGATATTTTTTCCTGCATCTGTAAAAAAAACAAACATATCGCCATGTCCTCCGTCAAACATTTGTGCTTTCTCTTGGCTTAAAGGTTGGAATGTTCCGTCAAGCGTGGTTGTTAAAGTCTGAAAGCTCATCTTAGAACCATTGGCAATCAACCTGTGAACGCTTACGCTTTTATCAAAAAAAATATCCATTCTAATCGCTTAATACTGGTTCTCGGTAGCTATCCAAAATTGATTTTGAATAATCATCTAGCCCAAGTGAATCCTTAAAGGTAATAGAATGATCGCCTAGACTCTCGCTCTTAAGATTCGGATTTTTCCCAGTCTTAAACAAATTAGAAACGGAAAGCATAGTCACTAATTGGACATCTTCGGGAACGGTGGCGTAACCTGCGGTATAAGTTGCTCTGTAACGGTTCTTACCCCAAGTGAATAGGCTTTCATTACTCAAGTCGTTTTCTGCCGTTGGTTCATAATCAAGGAATCCGCTAACCCTAGAAACAACGCCTGAATTTGTATCAACCCAATAATCGCTTGAATCAAGCTCTGTCCAATCATCGGTATTATCCTCGGCATTATTCCTTTCGAGCTTGGTAAATGTAACAACTGGAAAATGTTTTAACTTCAATTCTCTTGTGCCGTTGCCGTCGTATTCTTCATTGGTATAAACGGTAGATTCAAAAGTTCTGCCAGTATAGGTTTCGATCTGCTTGCTAACGGCAGTCCCTAAAAGAGTAAGCAAGGAGTCTTTGCTATTATCGGTAATTCCTAAAAACAGCTTAATATTTGCGAGACTTGCTAACATTTTTTTGTTTATAGCTTCTTAGCATTGTGTCCTTATATTCCACCACCCTTTTTTCTACAAAAATAACCGCACTTTTATTGTCGATAAAAGAATGAGCGATATTTCTAGTAACATCAACCACTTGATCCTTTTTATATTCTTTACAATTTTTTAAAAACTTTATTCTCATTTTAGTTGCTTATCCTTACCCCAAAAGGGGCAAGGTAAATAACTAGGGAATAGTTATAAGTTTTCGAATAGCGTTCGGAACGATAACATCACCACCGATTCTTTCTACAACTCTGATCCCAGTTTTATCTTGGGTAAAAGTTGTTTCAGTATCTTGGGTAACTTTAACTCGCATACCGTGCCGTTCGCCCAACCAATAGCCCTCTTTGTAATCGCCGAAAGCTATTTGTGATTCGGGAGCCCAATAAGTTTCAATTACTGGGTAGCCTTGAATCGTAGCAGGTTGTCCAACCGCAACAGGTTCTTGCCATAAGTAACGACCGTCTAAGTCTTTGAGTTTCCTCAATTCTCGGACATTGTTGTTATGAACAAGGAACTTTGCGAATCTTCTATACTTGGCAGGTAGTTCGTAAACTAAGTTGATAATGTTATCAAAACTTAAATTACCAGCACAAGTTATGGTAGGAACACTTGCATTTACAAAAATTCCAGTCGGTTGTGTCGTGCCTGCTCCATTGGTGATCACTTTTTCTTCTTGATCAGCAATTTTTGAAGCAAATTGATTCACAACCAAATCGGTCAAATTGAAAGAAGCATCTTCCAGTAATTCGTCAGTCATATAAAGGATCGACGCCATTTTATAAGCGGTGATCGTTGGCTGAGAAAAGTCCATAGAAGAAGTGGTTTTGGTAACTCCCTCGCCAGTCCAATATACTTCAGGACCAGTTTCGTGCTTGGGAACAGTTAACACATTGGTTCGCATAGGAACAATGGTAACATTCTGTCGCATTACATTGAGGTTATCCCTTTCTACAACTAAAGAGTTATAGAAATGTTGAGGAACCAAATAACCGCCATCAGCAGGAGTTCCCTCGCTTAGACCTTTCAGTCTAGGGTCAAGGCTCTCGTAGTCCTTTTCGCATAACAACTTAATAGTATTGACATCTTTCGTTAAAAGAGCGATTGCAAAGGCATCTTTGCTTTCTTTCTCGTCTAAAGAACTAACATCTTTCTTTAAATCGTTAGCCACGAAAACTTTCTGCACCAATTCGGATTCTTTCTTGGTTAGGTTTTCAGCGATCTGCTCAAGTTTAGTAAACTTCTCATCATAAGAAGCCTTTAAATCTTTTTGCATTTCTTCTGAAATTACCTTAGCCAATTCCTTGGCTTGCTTTTCTAGTTTTTTATCTTCAATCATTTTTTTTCACCTTCCTTTCTTTTATTTCTTTCGCAAAGAACCGTTTGCAGGTTAGCGACTGCCATTTTTAGGAGGCGAATCTCTTTGCTAGGAGCTTCCTCTTTCCTTGCTGGTTCATTGTTTCCAATGACCAAAGAGGCTAAAGACTTATCAAAATCTTTAATTTCAAAT